ATTGGCACTCATAAGGTCAGAGGTTTTGTGAAGGCTGAGAACTGCGAGAAGAAAGTGGCATTCGACCCGGAGACTAAGGAATACATTCAGCTGCAGGCGGTAAAGACGGCAGGCGACAATGTATATGTGGTGCAGAAATTTGATAATGAGCTGGTATTTATGGGAGAGATATGGAGCGGGTGCAAGCACAAGGACGAAGTCCTGGATTGGATGCGCTCCAACTACGATGTTGAAAGTTGCTTGACGGCAGAAGTGTATAGAAATCCGTTAGGCGATTGTACCAATGGCGGAATATCTTCGTACCAAAGAGAGTTATACGTACTGGCAGCACAGAAAGGACCTTTTGAGCCGGAGGACATTAGACAGTGCGTGTACATAGAGAGAAGAGAAGTTATGGGTAAAGAGTACATTGACTGCAAGCCTGCATACTGCAGAAAGCGTTGGTACATGATGGGCGGCAATTTTCTCTATACATCAGACAGCAGATTTAAGGAGATTACAGGGATCAGCTACCCGATAGCAATTCACGACAGATACGAAGGGAGGTAGGCAATATGGTGATCGTTGGGTATTACGCTCACGGCAACAAGCATTATGTGGCATTCAATGAGAATGAGGAACGCCCGGACAGATTTATGATTACGGACGGATTTCACGACAGACCGGTAAATGAGCGAAACGTAGGCAAGTACAAGGGGTATGTCAAGATCGAGAAGTCTGAGTGTGACTTGAAGAAAATCATCGGACGCATCCGTGGCACAAGACCGTGGCATCCGCTGCTGAAATTGCTTCAAAAAGAAGCAGGGTAATTTTTTTACCCAGGAGACTCGCAAATACGAAATTTAGGGATTGAAGAATACGCATTTAGGAGGATAAGACATGGAAGCTAAAGAAATTGTGAATATTGGATTGGAACATATACACCCGCATCCGGATAACCCGAGAAAAGGCCTGGGAGATTTGACCGAGCTGGCAGAATCCATCAAGAAGAATGGAATCCTGCAGAACTTGACAGTCATTCCGAAAGAAGGAGAGCCGGGGGAGTACATTGCAATCATCGGCCACAGAAGAAGTGCGGCGGCAAAACTGGCGGGAATTACAGAAGCACCTTGCAGAATTGTGGAGGGAATGACTCATAAAGAGCAGGTATCGACAATGCTGGAAGAAAATATGCAGCGTGGCGATTTGACAATTTGGGAACAGGCACAGGGATTTCAGATGATGCTTGACCTGGGAGAGACAGAGGACACGATTGCAGAAAAGACCGGTTTCAGCAAGAAAACCATTAGACACCGTTTGAACATTGCGAAGCTGGACTCCAAGACATTGATGGAGAAGGAACGACAGGATGGCTACCAGTTGACACTTACGGATATGTACGAGCTGGAAAAGATTAAGGACATCAAGGCGAGAAATAAGATTTTGAAGGAGTCCACGGACTCCCGAGACCTTGCGAGACGTGCAATCAATGCTCAGAAGGAGCAGAAACGCCAGGAGAATATGAAGCTCTATGTGGCGATGATGAAGAAGCTGGGATTGAAGAAAGCACCAAAGGAGGCAGACAGCGAATTTTACACAGACAAGTGGGAACGTATGGAAAGTTACAGCCTGGATAAAGAACCGCCTAAGACGATGAAGTTCAAGGACAACGGCGAACCGATGTTTTACCTGGAACGATACGGAACTTTATATGTGATTCGCAAAGCAAAGAAGGCTAAGAAAGTGCTTACTCCGGAAGAGGAAGCCAAAAAGCAGAATATGCGAAATAAGAAGCAGATCAAGGCAATTCTGAAAGAAGCGGCCAACACGAGGAAGGCGTTCATTGAAGGTATTTTATCCGGAAGAATAAAAAAAGTCACAGACGAAAAGCAGGTCGAAGCGGACCTTTTCGAGCAGATGATGGACTGGGAGACATTTACAGGTCATAACAAGCTGATCCAGTTCTTTACCGGGTGCGATGTTTACAATGCACCAAATGAAGAAATAGAAGCAGCACGTAAGAAAATGCAGGGACTCAGTGTATTGCAGAAACTTCTCTGCCTGGTATCGGCAATGGTTGCTGACGCAGATTTGGTTGATTGGAACTACACATACAACACAGTCAGAGGCGAGAAGGTAAAGGCGTTCTACGGAATACTGGAACAGTACGGCTTCCAGTATTCTAATGACGAAGAGAAGGGCGTGATCGAAGGAACCAGCGATTTATATGTAAAGAAAGAAGGTACAAAGTAGCATGAAGAGAGGACAGATTTACTACGTCAGAAGCAATTACAGAGAAGAAGGAAGCGAGCAGCGGGGGGGCGGCCAGCGGTTATAGTATCAAACGATAAGAACAATGCGAACAGCAATACGGTCGAAGTGGTATATATGACGACCAAGCCAAAGACCGACCTTCCGACCCATGTATATATTGAGTCGGCGCTTAGACCATCAACGCTCCTGTGTGAGCAGATTTCCACGGTTTCAGAGGAAAGAATTGGAGAGTGGATTGGAGAGCTGACAGAAAGTGAAGTGGAGGATTTGGATGTCGCCCTGGCGATTTCGTTGGGAATGAAGAGTGAGTCAGGGCAGTTAGATACGGACACATTAGAACATTTGAATAATCTGCAGGTGGAACTCGACAAAACCAAAGCTGAGCTGAGGGAAGCAAAAAGCGGCCCGGACTATAAATTATTATACGATTAGCTGATCGAGAAAATGCTCAGCAGATAGAAAGGAGACACGAGATGTACCTACTGGAAGAAGATTTGAAATTTCCAAAGGACAGTTTCGAAAGTATGAAGTACCAGCCGTATGAGTTGAAGCCGTCATTCTCTATGAAAAGAGTATATCAGTGGTGGAATTATTGGTACGGACAGGTTTACATATCGTTCAGCGGTGGGTTGGATAGTACAGTCTTGGCGTACATTGTGTGCCAGGCGTACAGAAAGTATAAATTGGCCGGTAAAATCCCCCTGGTGTTTGCGGACACCGGGACGGAATTTCCGGAAATCAGAGAGTTTGTTAAGACATATACGGAATGGCTCAAAGAGCAATTTCCGGAACTTGATATTGAACTGGTGGTGATCCGACCGAAACATAGTTTTAAGTGGGTGTGTGAAAACAAAGGCTTCCCGATTACGAGCAAAGATACAGCAGGAAAGATTAGAAAACTGAGACATGGAAAGCTCAGCGAGAAATACAGAAACTACCTACTCAATGGAGACAAGAGAGGAAAATTCGGAATGTTGGCAAAGAAGTGGCAGTATTTGACGGACACGGAACGGATGCCTGCAGACATTTCGGAGCATTGCTGCGAGGTACTGAAAAAAGAACCATTCAAGAGGTATGTTAAGGAGACAGGCAGACAGCCATTCATCGGAATAACGCAGGACGAGAGCTTCAGAAGAGAGAACCAGTACAACCACACGGGATGTAATGTATACGACGGTCACACAATAAAGAGCCAGCCGATGGGATTTTGGCCGAAGAATGAGGTTATCCAATATGCGGTAGAGCAGCACATCCCAATCTGCAGTGTGTATGGAACACCATACCAGGATAAGAAAGGCAACTGGTATTTCACAGGAGAACAGAGAACCGGCTGCTGTGTGTGTGGCTTCGGGTGCCATTTAGAGCCGGTACCGAATAGATTGCAGCGGTTGAGAACATCTGACAACGATAAGCACAGGAGAATGTGTGAGGGTTGCCTGCAGATAAAAAACCACGGCATGACATACGAGCAGGCTTTGAACTATGCAGGAATACCGACGGAGGAGGTACAGGAAGATGAATAGCAGACCGGAGATCACGGCGATACTGTCGCTCTCAATCCAGCGGCACATCTGCCCGAACAATGATCCGAGAATTTACTGGGCCAGGGAAGTGACCTTCGACTACGCCACCACGAATGCGGTGCGGGTGGATTTTATGAGATTCAAGCCGGTAAACAATACGGTGTCCGGCATAGAGAAAGGAGACTTCTACTGCTACGAGGTTAAGTCCTCGGTAGAGGATTTTCACTCGAAGAACGGTCACAACTTCCTGGGAGACTACAATTATTACGTGATGCCGGAGGAAGTGTACGAGCAGATCAAGAAAGAAATTCCATACCAGGTAGGCGTGTATGTACCGGATGGAATGAACTACCGGGGCGAGTGGTACGACCTCAAAGCAATCAAGAAGGCAAAGAGAAAAGATAGAAGCAGGCCGGTATCGGAAATGCTGTTGATGATGTTCCGGTCTGCAGCACGAGATAGAAAGAAGGTGTTGAGCGATGGATGTTAAAAACAAAAACGAATTAAAGAGAAGGATAGACCTGTTTCTGCATGACTTCACGCCGGAAGAATATAAAATCAACGAAGAGTTTTGTAAGGAAACCATGAGAATGATGGCTGATTTTATCGGCCACGTAGATAACAGACTGGATTCGGCGAATGCCAAAATTATTGCCGGAAGGAAGAGAGAAAACGAACTGGCAGAATACATCCTCAAAGAGTGTCATTTCTGCCCGATCCCGGTTGAAGTTAAATGCCGGTATGGTTTCAGAGAGAACGGATGTAAGAAGTGTTTATTGAAACATACGGATTTACTGGATAAGCCAAGGGAGGATTGACGCATGGTGGTGAATGCAAAATGCAATGCCTGCAAAGAACCCACAAAATATGTGGCGGGGTTCTATGATGGACCAAAGGGCAGGCATGGATGCCTGCTTGATTGCAAAAATGAGCAGTGTGAGGTTTATCAAGTGAAGAGGTTTACAGAGTCGGAGACAATCAAGGAAAGAATTAAGATTCAGAACTTGAACAGTCAGAAGGGAATGTATGCAGGCTATATTGCAGCACTGAGGAAAGATGCCAAAATAACAATGATGAAAATGTCGCAGATTGCCGGATGTAGTCCGGCAGAGTACAGTTCCTACGAGCATGAGCGGAAAGAGTTTGATCCGGAAATATACCGAAAATGCGAAAAATATCTGAAAGAGAAAGAGGGTGGAGGGCGATGCTGACACTGCCAATAAAAAAGAAGTGGTTCGATATGATCGTCTCCGGAGAAAAGAAAGAGGAGTACAGAGAAATCAAGCCGTATTACGACAGCCGGTTTATGAATGCGTTCGGTTTTCTCCTGGTAGGCGGACAGATGGTATATGGAGAGGCAGCACCGGAAGAAATCCGGAAGCCGTGGCCGGTACCTGTAGTATTCAGAAATGGATACTCGAAGGATTCGCCGGAAGTCGTTTGCAAATGCACCCTGCATTTTGGAAAAGGTAAGCCGGAATGGGGTGCGGAACCCGGTGTATTATATTATGTGCTGAAAATAGAAAAAGTGGAGGAGGTAAGAAATCATGTGTTACTGGGATGATGGAGATTATTTTGAGCCAGGCGAATTTGACGAGAAAATTGAAGAGTTAAAGAATGAGCTTAGAGAATCGGTAAAAAAGGAAATCAACGATGAAATCGAGAAACTGCGCAAAGAGAATAAGGAACTGCAGGGTATTAAGAGAAACTTCGAGTCGGTGAAGAAAGACTTTGAGAGAAAGAAAGACGAGTGCGACAGGGCGATACGGAATGCAGAAAGCAAAGCCAAGCAAGCCAGGTTGAAAGAGTTAATGGAACATTTCAAGGTTACTCTTTGGGCGGTAAGCTGGGACTATCGGTATAAAAAGAAATGCGATAAGTGCGATAAAAACAGAAGAATCCAGGTAGTATTGCCGTCCGGGAAAACCGTGGACGATGAGTGCAGCTGCAGAGTGAATAAGAAGGTGTATTACCCAAAAGAGAATGTGCTATACGAATTAAGCGAGAGAAACAGAGAGTTCATGGCGTGGTACATGGCGAAAGGAGACAGAGGAGAAGAGTATTTTGTTGGAGGTCCCCGCGCTGAATATGCGAAGGTAGTAGTGGATCACAATAAGGATTTCAAAGAAATAGAGACAGAAGAACTAAGAAAAGTATTCTTCACAACGAAGGAAGAGTGCCAGGCATTTTGCGATTATATCAATGGCACAGAAGTTTTGGGGTACGATTACAATGTTGAAGGTCAGCTGATTGCACAAAGAGAGGAGACGGAATAGATGAACAAGGTAATTTTGATGGGTCGCCTTACACGTGATCCGGAGGTTAGATATTCCCAGGGAGAGCAGGCTACAGCAGTAGCTCGCTACACCCTGGCAGTAGATAGAAGAGGAAGAAACCAGGAAAACTCAGCAGATTTCATTGCGTGCGTTGCGTTTGGCAAGGCGGCTGAATTTGCTGAGAGATATTTGCATAAGGGAACAAAGATTGTACTGACCGGAAGAATACGGACCGGCAGCTATACCGATAAGGACGGTCAGCGAGTATATACGACCGACATTGTTGCGGAGGACCAGGAGTTTGCTGAGAGCAAAAACGCAGAGAGCAGTAATGCAGGAGGCTATAACACACAGCCTGCACCGGCGCCACAGTCGGGGAATGATGGATTTATGCCTGCAGGAGACGACAGCGAGTTACCGTTTGTATAGGAGGGCGAAGGATGAAGCAGTACACGTTGAACAGAAAGACATACAAGGATGTTAAAAGAATGGATCATCAGCAGATGGATGCGTTCTGCAAGAATATATACAAGGCAGGCCATGCGGACGGCATGAAAGATGCGGAAGGCTTGACTGAGGATGAAGTGAGAGAAGTTATCCTGGGCGTGAAGGGCATCGGGCCAAAGAAGGCAGAGGATATTGTGAACGCTCTGACTGCAGCACAGAAAGAAAGGAGTTAGTTGACAAATGGATAAGAGTAAGGTATATTTAGAAGTGCCGGAGTTCACTGGTGAAAATGTACCTGTGGCAGTAGCGGCAAGAGTAATGAAAAAGGATCAGCAGTTTATACGCCAGGGAATTATCCTTGGGTTTCTGAAATTCGGAGTTGCTTTCAAGAAGGAAGGGAGCAGCCAGTACGATTACTACATTTCCCCGATGAAGTTTTGGGAAGAAACGGGTTTTGTGTATGCCGGAGAGGAATGCTAAATAAGCCGTGAGAAGTGCTGAATGGGTATAAAAATTGATGAATAGGAAACATATAGGCAACAAAAACGCCAGAGGAAGCGATAAATACGTGCATTAC